ATTTGTGAAAGCAGAATATTTTAATGATGTAAATAATGAATTAAAGAAGCTTTGTGTAAAATATTCGGTGGCGAGGCACTGTTTTTTGGAGGAGTTTGATGAAATAAAATTCAATGAGAGCGAGATAAAGGTTAAGGTAGGAATTTCTTTGAGTGATACAAAGGAAAATCCTAAGGAAAATCCTATTGAATTTTCCGAGTTTGTACTGGTGCCAGCCGTGGAAAATATATTAAGAGAGTTGTCAAATAAAGAATTTATATTTTTTTCTTGTTCTATAGAAACAATTAATGAAGAGTCTATTCTATTTGTTTGCGCTAGAACTTCGGCGAATCTGGCTACTATTAATATTGGTAGGAATTCTTAAGTGAATAAAGAATGTAAGTTAAATAATATTATTCCATTAGATACAGAAGATTATCTTGAAGAAGATGATTTGAATAAATGTGGTTTCTATAAAGATTTGAATGATAAAAATATCATTTCTATTATGGTATGTTGGCTAGATAGATCGGGTTCAGTCAAAAAGATGAGGATGGGTTCAGTTTTTGATTTAAGTGCTATAAATACTGTTATCACTGAAGAGATTCATCGATTGATAAGGGAAGATATTAATATAATAGATATGAAATATTGAAGAGCTTGAGCTAGAAATAAGGGCGATTCATCAGCTGATTGAGCAACATATAAAAATCATGGAAATTAAAGCGAGAATAGAATGCAGACAGAAATAAAGTTCAGATTTTTCGTCCCCGGTCACGGCTTTGCGTATGGCACATTGAAAGATGTGGCTGATGGCAATCTTATTTGTGAAGATGGTATTGGGAAAGTTTCGTTTGATGATCCAATGATGATAGTTGATAGATATCTGGGGCGAAATGATAGCGCTGGCCAAGAAGTATATGAGAGAGATATTGTTGTTCAAATTGAAACAGAGCACAGCGATCCACCGCTTATAATGACAGGAATTATTCAATATGATGCAAAAGAAACACAATTTACCATGGAAAAAAAGTGGGTTATCGATCCCACCTGCGAATTACATATCGTTGGAAATATCCATACTATAGGTAAATAAATGGAAGAATACGTAAAACTACTAGATGACATGGAAAAAGATATCCATTGGCACCTATTCCAATGTAGGCGCGGCGCTATCGATGACGTAACAAAGCTCAAATATGACGCTGTTCAGAAGCTCAAGACTGTGAAGAAGATGCTTGATATCCTGTTGCAAGAAATTGAGATGCAGATTCCGCATGATAGTTCACTATTCTAGGGGTTACTCGTGCGATTTGAAATATCCCAAGAGATGGTAGAAGGGCTTGATCCAGAAAAAGCCGCTATATTTATGGGATTCATATACAATTTACCAAAAAATATAAAGATTTCCTCTGACGCTATTACCGGTAATATTTTGATTGAGGAAATCCCTAAGAAGATATCAATAAATTCTACAAGCCTGTCGAATTCGACACCTTTACTTCCCGATAGCTCAGTTGGTAGAGCGCGTGACTGTTAATCACGATGTCACTGGTTCGAGTCCAGTTCGGGGAGCCATAAAAAAGGGCGACATATACTTGGAAGTATGTCGCCCACGGGTTCGTTACCTTACTTTAACGCACCGGGACTGATTATAGTTAGTCGGTGACACTTTGTCACCAGGTGGTTACGCTTTGTAACCTACTGATTGTCAATTACATGAAAAATTATTGTCAACATAACATCGGCCATTGTCAACAAAATGGCAACCAGCGGGAATTGCACCCGCTGTCACGCTAAGTGTTATTGAGAAGTGATCAGCTTCTCGCATTAGCGATTGCGATACCACCCTTAGATTAGATTCCATCGCTGTTCCGCTAAGAAGGGCCTCCCGAAAGAGCTCTGTTGGTCTGCGTCACTGTCCGCATTGTGGTTGCCACCTTTTAGAATACCACATTCTCCAATCAAAGTATCGGAGTGGAAAGTTAAAGTTTCTACCCGGAGAAACTCGTCTTCCACTACATCTGGTGGTAAAAAATAATTTCACCACTACATCTTGTGTTATTGCTTTTGATTGGTATAATGCGCCCATACATACGTATATCAGAGATACGGAGCTAACGGACGGCGTGCTACACATGTCCGGAGCTAACGGGAGGCTGCTTTACAATGCCCGCCGGCGAAAAACGCCATGGAGAATAGACATAATGGACACCCCAGAGAATCTAAATACCGAAGAACCATCTCCAGAGATGCATTCTGAGGAAGCATCAAACGCAGAAGAAGGCTCAGATAATGAATCGGGCGCAACGGAAGGCGCAGAAGAGGAATTATCGCCCCATGTGAAAGGGGCTATCAGTGCGTTAAAACGAAAGCATCAAAGGGATTTGAGGCGACGAGACGAACGACATGAGGCCCTTCAGTATGAAATTGAGATGCTTAAACAACGCCATGGGCACCAGCCTATGAGCAATTTAGATCCTTACGGTAGTGTGCCGCCATCAGGGAATGAGGGCATGCATGCTAACGTAGATGACCCTATTCAACGTGCTGTTACTATTGCGCTTCAACACAGGGAACGTGAAGAGCGCCATAGGCAAGAAGCCGAGAATCACCAAAAAGTGCAAAAAATGCATGCCGATTTCAATAGGCGTCTTGAACAAGCATCTGATAAATATGATGACTTTCATGAAGTGGTATTGGATGACCATGCACCTTTTACACCTCACATGCGCGCTATAGCGATGAGTCTCCCTAACCCGGAGGATACGCTATACAAATTAGGAAAAGACCGCGATGCCCTTCATAGGGTTTCAAAGTTGGCTCCTCATGAGCAGGTGGGTGAAATGATACGGCTATCAGCTTCTTTGATGTCACCACAATCTACACCAAAGCGCTCTGATAGTGCCGTCATAGGACAGGTAAAGACTACCCCTGTTTCTCGGAATGGCATTAGCGAAAGTTCTTCCATTCGAGAAATCCGGGAAAGGCTGAAGGGCAAGAAGTACTAGGATAGTTCCATAGGCTTATGCTCTTCATTTCATGGACGAATGGAGATAAGCTAAGATGGCTAATACTTTTATTACCACGGATTTGGTAGCAAAAACAGCACTTGCTGAGTTTGCAAATAATGCCCCTCTGATTATGACGGGTTCCCGAATTTATCAGGACAGCTTTACAAATTCTGGTTTCAAAATCGGCGATACCTTAAGAATTCCCAGACAAAATAGCTATGTGGTTGGTAACGGTTCCACCGCGACACCGCAAGATATTATCAATACTGTTGAAAACTTGGTTATTGAGAATCAATATCATGTATTCATCGAGTACACCATCCAAGACTTGGCATTAAGAATCGAAGATTTTAACCGCCAATTCTTACAACCTGCGATTCAAAATATCGTTTCCAAGATGGAATTGGATATTTTCTCTAAAGCTGAAACGCAAATTAACTCCTTCGTGGGTACACCGGGTACGCCTATCAACTCTTTCGCGGCAGTTGACCAAGCAGGTGTTAAGTTGCTCCAATTGGGCGTTCCATTGAATCGTGAAGCCTATATGGTTCTCGGTTTGCAAGATGCCAGCTCTTTGAAGAGCGGCTTACAAACCAACTTCACACCAGTAATCAACGAAGAAATCGTTCGTGAATCACAAATCGGTCATATTTCTTACTTCGATGCGTTCCAATCACAAAACGTGAAACGACACATTGCTGGTAACGGTCCTGTTCTCCATCCTGGCGATTCACTGACTGTGAACGGTGCGGTGGGCAGTGGCAACACAATCGTCTTGGCTGGTGCAACAGCATCTGTGACAAACTACTTTGTTCCGGGCGACTTAATTACCATTTCCGGCGTTCAAAGTGTTAACCCATTGAGCCATCAGGCCACGGGTTCCAACATGCAATTCGTGATAACAGCGGCTGCCAACTCTTCAGGTGGTGGCGCAGTCACGATTACTGTGGCGCCTGCGATTATCTCGAGCGGTCCGCAAGCAAACGTGTCAAATGCTATACCTAACGGTGCCACAGTCACCATGGTAGGTTCGCATAACTTTGGTTTGGCATACATCCGTCGTTCATTTGATATTGCATGTCCTCCTTTGTATAAGCTTCAAACCCCTTACTCTGCGACAGCGACAGATCCTGAAACAGGTCTATCGTTCTCTGTTGTGCAGACAGGTGACGTCACAGCTTACCAAAACCAAATGCGTATTGACTTGCTGAACGGCTTTACATGGCATCAACAATACGCTGTTAAGGTTTTATCATAATGCAGCTTACTATTCTTTATCGAGTGGATGACCCTAGCGTTATCCACTTGACAGATGAAGAAGAGGTATATGAAGAGATGATAGCCAGTGGCAAGTGGCACTGGCATCCCTCTGGAATGGATATTAGCAACCGTCTCAAGGAGACTAGTAATGAAAAACTCAACGATGAAAATGCCAGCGAAGCCCGGCAACAATGCAGCGATGGAACCAGGAACAATGGGGTCGCCCGCGGGAACATACAAAGACGCAAAAATGCCAATGGAAGCAATGAAAACCGGCGCGTACATGACAAATAATGGGGAAGCCGCTAAAGACTTCGCTCGTGGTTTGACAAAAGGTTTAGATGCTGCATTTCCAGTGAAGTAATGGTTTAATAGGAGCTCGTCATGGCTCAGCTCACAAGAACGGTGAACGATTTAATCGTTAACTCCCTACACCTTCTTGGTGAGCTGGGTGTTGGCGAACAAGCCGACGCCTTTATGCTATCCACAGGACTCGAGATTTTTAACGAAATCCTCGACTTTTTCAGTGTGGATGGTGTCTATATACCATTTCTGAAAGAAATCAATTTCACAATGGTGCCCGGGCAGCAAATCTATTCTTTTTCAGATATGAAGCCGGCAGATATCACCACCAATCGTATTGTAGAGCTTGAATTTGCCAACTACATGATGACGGGAAATGTCGATAATTCGGCTATTTATCCTATTCGAATCCTTCAAGATGCTGAATTTTACAACCTGGTTAGGCAGTCCGGATTTCAAGCTAATATCTATTCCGTATTGGTCGATCAACAAGAAAACGAAACAAAGTTAATCTTCTATCCGCCTCCTGCAGGCCCTTATCCGGTTACATTGCAAGCAAAATTGATGCTGGATGCAAAGTTACAAGGTCAAGATGATTTGAGCTTCTTGCAGCCATATTATTATGCGTTTTTGAAATACGCGATGGCTCGTGAATTTAAAGCTTATTACCCTAGTGGTAATTGGCCTCCTGAAAATGAAGACAGATACAACGAAACGTATGAAAAACTAAAAGGCCGGGGTCGTATCGACGTGACAGTGAAGCCATCTGTTTTATTGACGACGAACACTCCATTCTGGTGGCAAAATTTAACGAGCTTATATTGATATGGAAGAGCCATTTCCAATTGCAGTAAGCTTTAATAATCAGCCTTACTCCAATATAGATTGCCAACGTGCCGTTAACCTCTTTGAATATGTGGAGACCAACGTCAATGCTGCAAATCCTTCCCCTTCTAATTCAATGGTGCCAACATCGGGTATCGCAGATAGTGGAATATTCTTCACTTCTGACTCTGTCGGATTTCGAGAACAGTTTGTTTTCGTTTCAAATGGCGTTACCAATGTTTATAGTGTTGTTGGATCGGGCGTTTATCTATCTAATGATTCCTTAACCGCAACGCTTCTAGGTCGACTCACTACAACCGCCGGTTACGTCGCAATCGATGCAAACACTTTTCAAATCATCTTTGTAGATGGCGTATATGGCTATATTTATGACACGATTGCCAATACATTTACCAGAATTACTGATACATCATTCCCTGCATATCCGATAGATGTCTGTTATTTAGATGGATTTTTCGTAGTGGCTGCGGGCAATACAAATACCTTCTTGCTATCCAGTTTCAATCAGGGACTTGTATGGGGGGGCGATAGCCGAACATTCACTGCAGACAGCGGTACAGATTTACTTACCATGGCAACTACCGCCAATTATGCTACGGGCGTCCCGTTTAGCGTTTCAACGACCGTCACATTGCCATCGCCATTGGTTTCTGGTGACACCTACTACGCAATCAATGTAAGCCCTACCACTATTCGAGTGGCTACGTCCTACATGAATGCTATCAACAACATCTATATTGACCTTCTTAGCAATGGAACAGGAACGCAAACAATCACCTCAGACGGCCAATTGCAGCGGGGCGCCATTACAGCACATCCAGGGACAATCGTGGCGTGCTGGACTCTACACAGGCGTCTATTCCTATTTTCACAGAACTTCACGGAAGTCTGGGAAAATGCAGGACAAGGAACGGCCCTTCCATTTCGTCGAAATAATGCCCTCTTGATTGAATTAGGCTCTCCGAATAGCGGAAGTATCGTAGCGGGCTTTGATATGCTCTTTTTCCTCTCTCAGGACAAAGACGGCCTGGGGCCCGTTGTGCGCATTACGGGAACGCAAGCCGTACCCGTGAGTACGGTTGCTATCGATAATACGTTTGCCCAGTTTGCACGAGATGGAAAAATAGATGATGCGAGAAGTATATTGCTTCGCGAAAATGGCATTATTTTCTATCGAATTAACTTCACTAAGGCCAATCATACATTTGTATTCAATCAGACGATGAGTTCTGATGAAATGAAACGGTGGCATGAGGAAGAAGTATTAAATGGGGATAGGCACCCTGCTCAGACCCATATTTTTTATAACGGCGTCAATTATTATGGTGATTATAAGCGGCCAATTCTGTACAAGGTAGATGCTTCCCTAAGCTCCAACAATGGCGAAGCTATTAAGCGGATGATTATTCAGTGTGTGAAACAAAAGAACTTTGTGCGTAGACGGATCGATAAGTTCTTTTTGTTGTTAAGACAAGGCGCTCAGGAGAAATTGGGGGAAATAATAAAAACGGCCCCCCTTCTGACTGAAAGTGGAGAGCCCATTTTGACGGAATCTGGTGAATTTATAGTGGTTGACCAGACTGTTTTTTCTCCTTTTCCAAATCTTATCGAATTGCATCAAAAATCTTATCCCGTGCCTCTATTAACTGAAAGCAGACAGCGTATAATTACGGAAAGCGGCCAGATTTTATATAGCACCAATGACTTAGTAGTTACACGTGGAACAGTAATTCATCCCGTCGTATTTTTGTCAATATCTAAGAATAGCGGCCAGTCATTTACTAGACGTCTGCGCGGATTAATGGGAAATGCTGGCGAATATGATTGGCGTACAAATTGGCGAAAACTTGGAGTTATTCCCAAGGGCCAGAATTTGGTTATTCGATTGGAGTTTTTTAACAAAATCCCGTTTGTGGCGATTGGCGCCTCATGGGATTTTGAAGTGATGCCGGAGTAGTTATGGCTGTCGATTTCGATCCGCCTCCCATATATGACCCCGTTGTTGAAGACAAGTTGATGTCTAATAATTGGCAGGCATGGCAAGAATATTCTTGGCAAACATTGACCAGTTATATCAACAAGAATGGATTTTTTTTACCGCCGATGACGACAGCTCAAAGGAATGAGCTACAATCACCGGTAAATGGACAGATGTTTTACAACACCGATTTAAACAAAGCACAATTGTTTGAAGGCGGCGCTTGGAAAACGATTGTGACAGTATAGACACAAGGATGGTGCAAAATGTCTTCATGGATGAATGCCTTGAGCAATATGGGAAATTATGGGGGTCAATCACCTTCTATGCTTCCGGGTATAGGATCGATTTTAAGCGGCCTGACGGGAAATAGCAGCGCGCCCTATGAGGCGGCTCAAAGTCAGTACCAAAACCTCTACAATCAAGGGAGAGAAGCTCAGAACCCATTTTACAATATGGGCACCGGCGCCATTCCTCAGTACCAGGCTTATAACCAACGAATGAGCGATCCGACTCAGTTCGTAAATAGCCTTATGAACTCCTATCAATCTTCTCCTTATTCAAATTTCATGCAACGGCAGGCCCAACGCGCCAATACGAACGCCGCAAGTGCTGCCGGTTTAATTGGAAGCACTCCTTATCAGCAAGCCGGCGAACAATATGCCCATGATATTGCTGGCCAAGACCTCAATAATTGGCTGAATACTGTATTGGGAATTAATACTCAATATGGTCAGAATCTTAACAATATGATGAATTATGGCTCCAATGCTGCCAATACATTGAGCAATATGAGTGCCAACTTTGCGGGGCCGATGGGCGAATCGGCCTATGGCCAAGAAAAGGGGGATAACTTTGATTGGGGCAATATTTTGGCTGGCGGTTTAAGCTTGTTTTTATAGGAGTATTTATGGCTCTTCCACTTCCTAGCGCAGAGTTTATTCCTGGTGGCCAAGTGCTTCAGGGACTTAATGCGATAAATCAATCTCAGAATGCGCTGCTGAATAGCCAAATTCAGCACAGATATGCTCAGCCGATGGCAGAACAAAATCTAAACAAGCTTTTAGCCGGAAATAGATTAACGAATGCAGAGGCTCAGAGATACGAAAATAGAAATCCTTTTGAAGCTGGATTGATGCAGGCGCAAATAGCTGAACAAAATGCGTTAGCTAGTCGCGCACCTTTTGAAAATAGATTTCAAGAAGCACAAACCAATTCTCTGAATGCGGGACTTCCATTTATTGCGCCAATGAAACAGGAAGAATTGCTGAAAGAACAGCTTTTTAATAAATTCAAGCAGGCAGATTTGCCATTTGAAGCTGATAGAATGAAGGCGCTCATTGCCAGAAATAATGCGCTAGCACGAGGCGGCGCAGCAATGGGTGCGGCAAATAAAGCTCAGCTAGTTTTTCAATCAAATGTTTCTCAAGATAATCCGCAATTTACGCCGGAACAGGTTTATGCTGCTTCAAATGCCATTATGGATGGAAAAAATACGCTGCCGGACGGGACGCCAATAAATGTAAGTCCTACCGCAAGAAATAGCTTGGATGTGGCTCAAAAATATACCATGACTGCGGCAAAGCAAAAGCAAATAAGTTCTGCTCTGCAATTGCAATCTATTTTTGATAAAGGGGATGAATTGATACCAGATGTAGTTAGATTCGCTGGGGCCGCGGGGAAAGCAAATCAAACTGCTTCGGCATTTGGGTCTTCCTTAGGAAAAGATAATCCGGATTATTCGAAATTCAAAATATTTACTACGCAAATAGTTCCGCAAGCAGCAAATCTCATGATGACAACCGAGGGTGTCAATATGACAGATATGCAAAAGAAAATTATGGTCGATGTTGCGAATCCCATAACCTGGGATAGGAATCCTAAGCAGGCTATGGAAGCATGGAATTACCTCACAAAAACATTTAGAGAAAGTGTAGATAAAAATGTTGCCACAGGATTATCTGAATCATTGGCGAAATTGAAGAGAGATAATAACGAATTAAAAAATAAAGTGGCTCCTTCGAATCAATTAACTTTTAGCGCAGATGACATAAAAGAAACAGCCAAAAAATATGGGAAAAGTGAATCTGAAATCAGGGACTGGATTTTGAAAAAGAACGGTAAGATAAAGGACTAATCATGGCTGACGTATTTGAAAAATTAGGTAATCCCGATGATGAAAAGGCCAGAGATGTTTTTGAGGCGCTGGGGAATCCTGATGCGGATATGGAAAATAAAAAATCTGGTAAATCATCTTTTTCGAATGATCGGCGAACCGTTTCTGAGCGCCTTAGAGACACCGGAAATCAGTACAAAGATTTTGGATTAGGGCTTGCCGAAGATACCGCAAATCTTCTTCCTGGAACGGTGAATGCCCTTACATGGCCTCTTAGAAGAGGTGTTGGCCTAGATATTGGGACACTCCCGCGATTTAATTTTGCTCCTCACAGTACCGCCGCAGAACTAGGAAGAACCGCTGCATGGTTTACTCCGGGACTTGCGCTCAAAGGATTGGGGAAAATTGAAGGGCTTAGTAATTTAGCGAAAGAAGCTATGAGTGCGCCCCAAGTGGCAGCTTTAGCCAAAAAAGCACAAAATGTCTTTTCTAAATATCCCACCGCCACGAATATTGCCAAAAATGCTCTTCTTGGTGGGGCGTTGGCAGATGATGAAAACACCGGCACGGGGCTTGCAATTGGCGCCGGCGGTGCTTCATTAGGGCACATTATCAATAGCTTAAGTAGATTGCCTCCGGGCGTTGGCAGCAATCTATTAAGAACTGGTATTGGAGCTGGGATGGGCGCGCTTGCGGCGCCTGCGCTCGGAATGAGTCCGCTTGCCGGCGCCGGATTTGGTGGCGGCGCTATGGCTGGTGCACCAAAAATGCTTAAAGCGCTCGGAGTAATTGAAGAAAATCCTGGCCTTGAAACATTGTCTCACTTGAATCAACAAGAGGTTCAGCCGGTTATAGAAGCTGGAAAAAGAATTGGAACCCCATTGACGCCCGGGGAAGCGAGTGGAAATCCGTATGTAGCTTCTCAAGAAGGTCAATTTTCACGCAGTGGGGCAAGTGCGGCTCATAGAACCAATATAGAAAAAGCAAGATTGCAGCAACAGGAAAAATCTATAAATGATTTTCTAGGAAAAGTTTATTCAAAAGATGAGGGTGCAGATAAGGCTATAAAAGGTGCTTATGAGCATGCTTATTCTCATGAAATTCCTAAAGAAACCATGGATGTTTTCAAGAATAATGATTTTATTTCGCATGCTATTGATAAAGTAGAAAGTACACCGGAATACCGTGAGGTTTTGAAGGGGGTTTCGGACAATAGTGTCTTAAAAGGCGATCTTGTAAAGAGAGCCATGGACGACATTATATCTGGGCACTTAGAAGCCGGCAGAAAGAATCAAGCCAGATTGGCTACAGAAATTAAAGATCAGTTCGTAAATGCACTTGATGAAGCATCTAATGGAACTTATAAAACTGCGCGTGACCTTGCTCAACCAAAAATAATCAGAGAACAGATTGAAAAGAAATTAGGTACAGGTGCATTAACGGGTGCCAATTTTTACAAAAAAATATTGGCAAATAACAATAAATACAAAGAATTATCAGCAGATCTTAAAAATTCCCCTGAAGCCCGCGCCCACTTAGCAGATATGAAACTTGCTTGGGAAAATTTATTGGATATGGCGAAGCCAAAAACAAGCGCAATGATGGCACGAACAAGCACAAGTGCGCCACGTGAATTGATTGCTAAGATTTATGACATGATGAGAGATATCGGTGGCCAGAAAAATAATATTAAGGCGCTTGATTTTATTCATGGCGGAGAATGGGATAAAGAATTTGCTAAAGTAGCCGCTCAGAAAAACGCATCTTTAAAATCCAACATGCTTGCGGATTTGATAAGTCGTATATTTTCTATCAAAGGAAATAAATAATGACCATTAGTTACACGTTACAACCTAATCCAATCTGGTATTTCCCAGATATATTCGGAAAAAACCTAGAAGGCGGCAAGATATTCACGTACGAAAGTCTTAACAAGACTGTTCCTAAGCCTGTATATCAGGATGAAAATGCCACAACTACATGGCCTAACCCTATTTTGCTAGATTTAAACGGTACGAATGGTCCTTTTTATTGGAAGCTTAATACCGCTTTCCCAACTGACCTTTATTACCTAGAAATTTTTGATAAGAATGATGTTTTACAATACACAATTGATAAATTCCCAGGAACGGGCGCTGTAGTAAGTGCAGCCACTAGCAATCAAACCAACCTGGTATCAAATGGCAGTTTTTTCAGACATGTTGATACAATTAACCCAGTCGCTACTTCGAATCTAATTGCACCCAGTTTGCATGTTGGATTTGCCGGAAGTGCGTTGCCAGATATTACATTCTCTAAAAACAATACGGCGGCAGTTGATTCTATTTCATTTCCGGACTTTAACTTAGGAAGCGTTGATTTATATCCTGATATCACTCCTAAGAATTACTTCAATTATACCTGTAACAATACGCCAGCTGGCGAGACATTCAAATACTTGCAAATACCTGTTTGTAAGGATGTTCAAAATTTAACGAATATGCCGGTTACATTTACATTTTATTCACGCTCTAATTTAGGAGCGACAACCCTGACATTGTCATGGTTTTTATTTTACGGTGACGGAGGATCTCCTTCGACATCGACTACTCAGCTGATTACATCCAGCATTTTATCGACAACATGGACTAAATATACGATTCAATCGACTGTTCCCGATGTACTTGGCAAAACATTAGGGAGTTGCGGAAATGACGCTATCTATCTTCGTATCGGTATGCCTGTTGGTTCTTTATGTAATATTGACATTACAAAAATAGGGGTCTATTTAGGGCTAACTGCTCCAAATCAAGAGTTTATCAATTACGATGATATTGAAGCCGATAGTTGCGCCTACAGAACAGGGGACGTCGTAGCTGGTATACGAGCTAATCCTAGACCCGGGTGGTTACTTATGAATGACACCACTATCGGTTCTAGCACTTCAGGGGCAACAGGACGTGCAAATATAGACTCCTTCCCGTTATACTATACGCTATGGACGAATGTGAGTGACACTTATGCACCGGTATCTACAGGAAGAGGGGCCAGCGCAGCGGCGGATTTCGCCGCGAATAAAACGATCGCCCTTACGAAAACGCTCGGTCGTGCATTGTCCTCCGCGGGACTGGCAAGTAGCGGTGCAATCACGAACTTTGCGCTGGGCCAAACCGCCGGTGAAGAATTGCATGTACTATCGGTTGGTGAATTAGCCGCCCATACCCATCCACATGGGCAAACACATACTGATTATCTTTACCCTACAGGAGGGGGCGGCGGCGTAGGAAGTTTAGCTGCTGGAGCAGAAGTAGGGGACGCAGCCTTCGCGCCGACGGGAAGCACCGGTAGTAATACTGGACACAATACCGTTCAGCCCACTACTTATCTGAATGTTTTCATAAAACTTTAAGGAATTATCATGACAATTCAAATACATGACGTACCGCCTTTTGACCCATTTCTAAATACGGGTCCTACGCGTCAAATTCGAGGAATGGCTCGTATGGGTACCGTTACGCCCAATACCTTATATGGAACCGGTGGCAACGTAGAATATGCTACTCGTTTATATGTGGGTGTGACGGGAGATGTTACAATTGTTAAGTGGGACGGCACCACTCAATTATTGAAAAATCTGTTGCAAGGCGTTGTTCATGAAATCTGTTCAATACAGGTAAATTCTTCTGGAACGACGGCGACCAATATTGTATGGGGAAGTTAATTGTTGATTAAATGAAAGTTAATAAAATTAAATCGTTTAATTTTATTAACCATTTATTTTAATTAAACATTTTTATTAAGAGTGTTAATTGTCAATTAAAAGGAATTTTATTTATGACCACGAATGTACCAACTAATGGAATAGTTGCGCTTAATTCTACAACTCAATTGGCGCCAGTTCGTTTCGCGAGTGCCGCAACAGATGTATCAACTAACTATGTATATTACAACGGTCCAGCAAATGACGGGGTAGGCGCTACCATTACATTAACCGGCGCTCTATTTTCGATTGATGGCGGCAACCCAAATGTTGCAGATAGAGTTCTAATTAAGTTCTCAGGCTCTCCTGATAATTTAATGAATGGTATTTATATCTGTACACATGTTTACAATGTGGCAACTGGAGAACCGGCTAGCGTATTGATGCGCTCTGGGGATTTGCGTTGTGTAGAGCAATTAACCCCAGGGTTGTTCACATTTATTACTGAAGGCGCTGTAAATGCAGGTGCATACGTTACGTTGAATAGTCCAATTCCTACAAGCATTGGCGTTTCCGGTGGAATTGATTTCTTCTATGGAAATAATGCGTTTCGCCCAACTTCTCGTAGAATAGTCTTGACGGGAAATTTAGTCTTGACTGCAAACTCTGCTTCTTATCAATTTATAGATCCAGATGTGAGTGATAGAACTATTACACTTCCGGTGGCCACTAAAGATATGTTTTTTGTCATAAAAAACATTACCCTTACCAACTCAGTTTTGACAATTTTCACTTCTGGAGCGGTACAGGTAGGATTTGCTTTAGCTCCCGGTGTAAGTAGTGGCTACTACTATGATGGTACCGCATGGCAAACTCTATAAGGGAGTCCTCTAATGACATTTCCATCTTTACAAAAGACATTTTTAAATTACCCTACCCAGGTGTTGAATGCTGACGATCAACAAGGAGTGTGGTTAGACTTTTCATTACCAAATGGAAATGATACGCAGCCAACGCAAGGCGCTACAATTACTAGTGTAAAAAATAGGTGGGGCGATGGCGTATTCGACGGTACAGCTATTGGAACCCCTACTTATCGTATTTCAGATACCACAGCCCCATCTAAACTTCCAGTTGTCAGAACCAATGGAACAACGGATGGTTTTATAACTGGAGATTTTGGATTTGATATTTCAAATTTTACCATATTCGTTGCTGGTAAATTTCCAAATTCTGGCGTCCACGCTTTATTTGTTGAACTAGGTCCAGATGCAAATAATAACGATGGTTTTTATTTATTTGGAGAAAATGCTCACAGTTTTTTAGTGAGAGATAATGCAGTTGTTAGCTCAGTAGACGTTGGTGTAGATTGGCCAGGACCTAATTTTATGGTTACATGTGCTACCGCAAATAATATAATGGGATCTCCTCTTTCTGTTTATAAAAATGGCGTTGTTGTTGGAACGGCCGGCGCTGCATTTTCAGATACCATGGTTAGCCAACCGTTAAATATTGCGTTAAGAGATGGTGGCGCGGGTACTTTTTTTACGGGCGGCGATTGGGGTGAGTTAATTTTATTTTTGAATATTGGCCTTCCCCCTTCTAAAATCCAAGTTATTAATGATTATTTAATGAAAAAATGGCTCGGTATACCGGCACCTTAGCATTTATTTTTCAAGGATGAAATGAAATGGCAACCTTAGGTATCAAAATTAGTGAATTGCCTGCTACAGGCACATTGAACATGTCTGATGTGATACCTACGGTTAACGTGGGCAACACAACGAAAGATACGTGGACGCAAGTCCTCGCGCTTTTTCAAACAAATGCCACAGGTCTTTGGAATATCAATATCAGTGGTAACGCGGCTACCGTTACCACTAATGCTAACCTAACAGGGCCCGTCACAAGCATTGGGAACGCCACTTCCATTACTGATAATGCAGTCACAAATACGAAAATTGCTCCAAATGCTGTTACATATGACAAAATTCAGACAGAAACCGCGTCAACATTATTAGGGAACCCAACAGGATTATTAGCTGTTCCTTCAGAAATAACCTTAGGCGCCACCTTGGCCTTTGTGGCCAGCGCTATACAAACCGCAGCTATGACCGGAGATGTCACATCTTCCGCTAATAGTTTTGCTACTACTATTGCAAATAATGCGGTTACCACAGCAAAGATTAATGACAGTGCCGTTACAACGGCAAAGATTAACAATAGGGCCGTTACATTTGGGAAAATGCAGGATATTTCCTCGGGCACTATTTTAGGGAGCAATAATCCTGGCGCTGCCCCTCCTCAAGAATTGACGCTTTCTAATACTACTCTGGAGCTTGTTGGCACTCAAATTAGGACAAAAGGTCTCACAGGGTCAGTTACAAGTGCTAATAATTCATTTTTTAATGTCTTGTCTGATAATGCGGTATTAACTAACAACATACTGAATTCAGCGGTTACATATGCCAAAATTCAAAATGTAGCGGCTTCTTCCTTACTAGGGAATCCAACAGGTGGCTCTACGGTAACGTCTGAGATTACTCTTGGGGCCACACTATCCTTTGTCGCTAGCGCGCTTCAGACGCTTGCCATGACGGGAGATGTCACTTCAGCAGCTAATAGCTTTGCAACGACGATTGCAAACAATGCCGTGACAACAGCCAAAATAAATGACGCCGCTGTTACGTATGCCAAGATACAAAATGTGGGCGCCGCTTCTTTGCTAGGGAACCCAACAGGTGGAAGTACAGCAGCATCAGAAATCACCTTAGGCGCTACGCTATCTTTCTCAGGAACGTCGCTCAGAACAGGCGCCTTGTCTGGGGATGTCACCTCCAGCGCCAATAGTTTTGCTACAACGGTAGGTAGCATTAATGGAAAGGCGATTAGCTTAGCCAATAGTTTTACGACTTCTGGCAACTTTGCGGTCACCCAAACATATACCGGGGCCACGAATGTTACATTCCCTACTACGGGCACCTTGGCGACTCTGGCTGGCTCCGAAACTTTTACCAACAAAACTATTACCCAGGGCGTAAATGCTCAGACAGGGGCAACTTATACGTTTGTGGCAACTGATTTTACCGGTCGTGTGACGGCCAATAATGCCTCCGCTCAAACCTATACTCTTCCTCAGCAATCCACCTTGACGACGGCTGCTGGCGTAGGTGTGTGGCTTGAAAATATTGGGACTGGCACTGTTACGCTAGTAAAAGAAGGGACTGAAACGTTATTGGGGAATTCTACTCTAGCGCCCGGGGCAACGGCTTATATACTTCGAGACACTACTACCACCTGGAGTGTATTTGGGGGGACGGCGGCTACTATTTTTAGCTTTGAAAAAACGTTCGCGGCAGTTGCTGCGGGTGATACACGCTATTTTACGGTGGCGGCCCCTTGCGCAGGAACGCTGATAGACTGTTCTCAGGTAGCAGCATCTTTAGGAACCGCTGGTACCTATACGGTTCAAATTGACGGCGTTAGTGTTACAGGCTTGACAACCGTTACAAATACAACAACTAAAACAACAACGGCCGCATCTGCTGCCAATACCTTTAGTTATGGAAGTACCATTACCGTGACATTTAATAGTACGGTTGCGGGCGTTAACTGGGAGGCAACTCTTCGGTATACGAGGAATTTATAATATGGCTGTATTCCCTATTACAAAGGTACCTCTCACGCTGGGTGGATTGGTGTTATGGTTAGATGCAAATGATCCGGCTGCAGATGGCACTCAACCGTCAAATAATTCTAATCTATCGAGTTGGGTAGATAAAAGCGGTAATAAAAATAACGCCACCCAGGCTACGGGCGCGAATCAGCCGCTATTCAAAACCAATATGTCCGGAGGACTTCCGGCTATTGAATTTGATGGTGTTAATGACTTTATGTTAACTACTAATACCTTGACCGTTGGTGACAATACAATTTTTGTGGTTCAAAAAATATTAACGGTTGCGGATACTCGTCTTCTTTTTTGGTACAGTGGTGGGGGAAATGGATTTTATTTTTTAAACGGTCAAGATGGCGCTTCGGGCGGTAATGGCGGTTCTGTGGACTTTTTTACTCCTACCAATTTTATTTACAACACCGCCTTGAGTACGGGATTTTATATAACGAGTCGTAAGAGGGCATCTACCACCGCAACCCTTTACAAAAATGGGGTTTCTCAGGCATCCGCGGCTTGTAATTCAGGAAACCTAATAGGGGCTATTTGTCTAGGTGGGGCAAATGGCGCATCTGCGTGTGGCAATAATGATATTTGTGAAGTTTTAGTTTATCGGCGAGCTCTTTCAGATGCAGAGAGATCTACGATTGATACTTATTTAAAGAATAAATGGGGTATTTAATGCTATATCTCACATCTACCATTGAATCAGCGATAATTTCTGCTCAAAACCAGATATGCAGTAATTGTAATCTTCCAAATAATGATGGCACGATCGGCTGGGACGTTCCTACGAAAGCAATAAATGAGGATTTATGGTTTATTGCCAAACCCCCTTCAGAGGGATGGGGAAATGATGAGCGCTTCACTCAAGAACAGATGATGAGCGGTATAGATTTGACTAATATAGTAGAGCGGGAAAGAGATCCGTTATGGTTTCCTCCGCCATTTTCTCCTTTTTAAAGAGACAGCGGACTTAATCCATACTGTCTCTTTATAGAATATCCGTGCCAAAACAAAAAATATCCTCTATTTTTAAGAAGAGATTTTTTCTACTGCTTCACGCGCTATGTTTTTTACAACATTTGGAACTTCATCCGCAACTATATGAATTGCTCTTGAGAAACTCTTTGAAAATTCAGTGAAAATATCATCCCACTCTGTTGGTAAATGACTGGCTACATCCGTTTCAAGGCGCTGAAGCTCCTTGGCCAAACATGTCATATTTTTTATGTGGCAAAGGGAAAATAATAGAGCGGCCCCCTCTAAAATGTTAAAAATGCCATGTCCTATCTTATGGGTGTTTATTTCTTCCATTAATTTTTCCAATATTTCATCAGCCTTTTTAAAAATCATAGGCTGAATTGCTTCCAATACATCTTTTGACACGCTTTTAGATAAATCGTTATTTTCTGATTCATTATTTCCAACTGATTCTGTCATTTTGCCAATCTCCTAGAATGGAATTTCATCATCAAATTCACCAACAACTTCGCCACCCTTCTTGCTAGCAACGGATTTCTTTCTTCCGTCATCTTTAACAAAGTCTTCAATATCATTCTTATCGGGGTACATACCACCATCTGGCTTCTCGGTACCTTTTTTGATGATAACGTGAGCATATCCATTGATAGTTTTGCCAGACAAATCATTTTCAGACAAGGTACCTTTTTCATACTTATCTGAAATGCCTAAGGCTTCACACAGATGCAAGGTCTTATATATCATGGAGGGATGATTTACAAGGGAGGTGAATACGATGCGTTCAGCACCATTTTTATCCCATATCTTTATCTGAAGATTCATAACATCATTGCCAGCCTTCGAAACGGCATGGGTCGCCTTGACGATTTCCGCTTCATAGTAACCCTTTTCTATTAGGGAATGCCTGCTTTCCATAGCTTCTTTCTCGCTTAACGGTGTAAAACTAAACATTATTTTCTCCTTCTGGGTAAAAGTATTTACATGCATTAAAAAATTCAACGCAATTTTGCTCTATTGGAACAAGGGTTCTTCCATCCTGGTACAGAGGAATTTCTGTGATTAACCTAGATTTAATTAATCTATGGATAGACTTATGGATTGTGGATTGGCTCATTTTTAGCTTGTTGGCAAGCTGTTTATATGTGGGAACCTCTCCGAAAATAATTATTTGCTTAAGAACATCGATGTCATATTTTTTTAGCATAATTTTCTCAAATTACTCAATACATGAATAAATCATTTCGGTTTATAGTTTGATGCGCAGAAGAAAATCGTCTACCATCTTTCTTGAACTTTTCTATTACCTCTATTCCGTTTTTTCCAGCGATTAGACCTATTAAAGGAGCGCCACCTTTTTTGTCAAAACAGATAATTCTCACAGGCTTTCCTTCTCTTGTTATAACTTTTTCGCCTTTCTTGGCTAATTCAATGTCAAATGGGTTCATTTAAACTCCTTGTGATGTTCTATGCCACATTACTTTTTCGCAAGTAGGGCATCTAGCAATCCAGGTAACGTGATCATATGGACTTATAGAATAGGACCCGAGCCTCAATTCGTCTATTTTCATGTATTCATCGCATAATTTGTGAGAACAAAGAATTTGCTTTATTTTTTCTAGAAACCTCATGATAATCCTCTTAATGTGGAATGATAATATCTTTTAGTTTCTGTTCGAGAGTTCCGCGCTTTTCTTCATCAAGCATGGCATCTACAAGCCTATCGGGCGTTACACCAAATGCTGCGCAGAGAGCGGCTATAAGAACGAGTTCAAGAGGTCCACCCATAAAAGCCACAAGAAATGGCGCTGATTTCTTTAGAATGTCTATAATTTCATTCATGGCTAGAATCCTTATTTAATTTTTTTACGCTATAAATTTCTTTAAATTCCCAGACGTTTGGCGAATTAATTTTAACTTTAATTGGTAATTTAATACCCTGAAAGGAATATGTTATTGGTCCATTATCATTTTGTATTTCTAAATCACCAGAATTAGATGCTTTTATCCAAAAAGTTAATTTTCCTTCTCTATTTAAAGATGGGGAACATAAATTATATGCAATTTCATTCATCCTATATTTCTCCACTTTTTAAATATTCCTCAATACACTGATCGGCGCGCTTAATAAAGTCAGGCGCGCCAACTTCTAGATCTAGTTCTAATTGCTTTAGACGCTCATGAAGATAGTAGAGAACTTCTTTTAACTTAGATTCATAGCTATGTGTGGCCCTAACAATTTCGGATTCATAGTCACCTTTTTTTAAATTTACCATTTCTTCGTTTCTCTCCAAATAAGGTAAGAAGGTACAATAAGAAATGCCAATATCAATGTCATGCAAACAATGAATCCCATCCAATTATCATTAATGCTATCTTTCTTCACGGAATAAAATTCATCAGCAGTCACTACATGGCAATAATAAACTGTATGGCCATCATGCTCGAATGTCTGGCAATCCGTATATTGATTCAATGGCACATCAGAAGGAATGCCTTTGTCTGCATGTGACTTTGATAATATATACGCCTTTGAGGCAGATGCGCTCATTAGTGCGGTTGTTGGCATATTTAAAATCCCTCAATGATGACCCCACTTCTTTTTCTTAGAGCGTTTTTTCTTTTCATTAGCCTCACTATACGCGATTGCAACCGCCTGATTCTGAGGCTTCCCAGATTCCATCTCACGCTTAACGTTTTCACTGAACCCTTTGCGTGTTCTAGCTTTAGCACCTTTTACTAATGGCATATCATTACTCCTTGTCTTTAATTAATTCCGGATTTTCGTAAATATTTCCTATAACTTCCATATCAAGAATTCTCCATGGGACTATTCCTACCAATTCTTCGTCGATTCCTTTTTTATGGAATCTTTGAAAACAAAAACACGGCGCGTCATATATCACTGAAAATAATGGAGATTCAGACAAAGGTATTTCATATCTTTTTAAAATATCCACTTCATATATTTCTATACCATTTTTATCTCTTAATCCTGTATATTGCATAAAAATATAATCATCATCGCGCAGCTCACCATGAATCAAACGTGGAGAATTCAAGTCATATACCATGACTTTATCTTCGCGATGGTATGATCTGAATTTAATTTCTCTCATGGGTTTCCTATTTCATTAAATTTAAATGGCCTCGCATTTTCATTAGAAAATGAATCTAATATTTTCACATCCATCTCAACAATTTGATATGTAAATGATGAAGGTTTATTTGATAAGACGGAATTATTTAAATAAAATATCGCGGCTTCTTCTGATATAAATAACTTAGAGGCAATTTTTTCATCCTCAGAATTCCTCAAACCAGGATTATTTTTTCTGACGCCTATTATAGCCCATCTTTTTTCTATAAATTCTTTCATCATAAGATCAAATCCATTTATTTTTTTTCTAATAAAAACGCCATCAGATGTATAAGAATGGGGTATTTCTTGATCGGATGGTGGATGATAGACAAGAGCTATTATCGGATGGTCACCTCGCGCATCCCAGTAAATTATTCTTGCATCGCATCCATTTTTTGTGCACAAAGGAGCGCCGTCTTGGGCTAATTTAAAATCAAATGGCTTCATTGGTCTGTCTCTCCCTCTTTCAAATGTATGATTATCTTATCTTCTGACACTTGAATCTGTTTAATATGTGAATTTTTAAATTTGTGAAACTTGAACTCACCCTCAATCCTGATTTCTTTTGGCCAACATAATTCGCAATTTGCGTTATTGCATTCTTTCATGAATAAATCTAATTCATCGTCGTCATAATAATAGTAAGATCCATCTGAATTAAGGAAGTAACACCGGTCTTTAATTTCAGATGATAAACTACAAATATTATCTGCAACTAGAACCACAAGTGTATTGCAAGGGCGTGCATCAAAACATACAATTCGTGCATCTCGGCCAGATCGCGTACAAACTGGATGCCCTGATTTGGCTAATTCTAAATTAAATGGTTTCATCAACCACCTCCTTTCCAAATAGAGATTCTTTTTTTAATTCCAGACAAAGAGCGCATGTGAAAATAAATTCAGTTCTGCCATGAGTCATTCCTTTTAATAAATCTATTTGTTCGTCATTTATAGGACTTCCGCTGACTCGCCATTTTTCATCAGGGATAGGAGGTGAATATGTTTTTGAAATCAATTGCCATTGATGTTTGTGAAACGAAATTCTATTTAACATATTAATTATCCTTATTATTTTTGATCAAGAATTCAATACATTTTCCAATCATATCAGATGTCATTTCATCAAACTTTTCACATTTAGCCTTTTCAAGCCATTTCGAATACATGTCATCCCCAAACTTAGAGGATGCTTTCAAGTCATAAAATTGGCTCAATTGCTCTTCTGTAGCCAAAGGAAGGGGAACAGATACGCGCTCTATCTCATCAGCCCCATATCTCAATGCAATCTCATCAAAGCTAAAAGGAAATGTCGAATCTTTCTCAAAACCTTCTAGTCGGCTCTTGATGACGCGAGCCGTTCTATTTTGCCCGCGTGTCTGAATCTCAAACACAGCATCAAACGTATAGTCGCTTTTACCATAGCAATCGAATGTTGTACCGGCTACTTCGTTCTGGAGGTAAACTTTCTTTTCATGGGCCGTTAAGATCACATTCATATCAATCTGCTCAAGCATCCGAAACAATCGCTTCATATTGCGATTAGCTTCGCCGTAGTGCTTATTATATTGCGTACCCACCTTTAGCTGTGATTGATACAATAACTCGTCGTAAACATGCGTTAATGGGTCTATTATGAGGGTCTTATAAGGGTGATCGATAACTGATAGCGTGCGTATCTCGTTTAGTATCTCTTCAAAGTCAAAAGTCTGCAGGATTGCGCCACCATTGGCATCCAATATACGCGTATAGGAGGGGTTCTCAGCACCTTTCTCTGTATCTATAAGATATGGGCACGGGAATTGAATGGCTGCCGTCGTCTTGCCGCAGCCCGCCGGCCCGTAGAAGAATGCTTTGAATCGTTTCTTGATCAGAGAGGGTTTTACGCCTTTTAGCTTCATGCTCATATTAGCTCCAGTTAGTTAAGTTAGTTACAGTTATCAAGATTTAATCCAGGTCGATATTTCATGAGGTACCTGTCTAATTTCATAATTCCACGTTTTTTCATCAAATGCAAATGGAATTGTAATAATAATCGACATCAATAAAAAGCACGTACTAGACAAAAAGACATCCCTAATCATTGTAAAGACCCTCCACCCAATCATTCTTTATCGATACAAACGCATTATCAATATAAGACTGAATAGAAAATCTGTAATGATTATAGATATCCTCCACCAATGTATACTTCAAGTCCTCTTTAAAATAAGAATGAGGACCTTTCAAACACAGAGAAACCTGGGTGGCAAAGTTTCCATTTATTCCACTTTCACTCAAAAAGGATAAGTCTCTGTTGTTAATCTCGTAAAAGAAATAGGAAAGCTCTTCTTTGTAATCGTCCATCTTACTATCTGGGAATATCTCAGACTTTGGATTCTTATGAAGATGTTCTTCCACTATTCCTTTTACAAAATTAAACAACTCACCCTCAACACATGTTCTCGTCCTAAAACGAGATCCCCTACATTCGAAATGATGACCAATTGATGACATAAAAATCTCCCTATAAGTTATATATCAATCTACATTTACTTCAGCTTCAAAAGCAGTATAAACAATATTTTCTGTATTGTAAATACTTTTTTCTATTTTATTTCTTCATCAGATATTGCAGCATCAACAAGCATCATAATTACTTCGTACATAGGAACAATTCGTTTCTCTTTTGTGCTGATTTTAATAGTTAATAACTCTATTTTTTTAACTGTAGATTCTGGGAAATTGTAGGTCTTTTTTATCACCTTTTCTCGTCTCGTAGACTTTTTAATAGCTACCTTATTTATATTTTTTTTCATACGCTCTCCGTTAGTAAAGTGTGCTCATCGCACGGGATTTTAAGGGGGGATTTGTAGGTGTTCTGGGGCGAAGACCCTCGTTGAAGAAAGAGGAACTTATTCCATCAAATGTATAACTTAAACGCCTGTCCGTATGGCTGCTAGAGCGCACATCCGAACGAGGAAGCTTATCTGATAAGTCCATCATAGGTGTTGGGCGCGCCATCAAAGAAGAACAATCATTTGACACATCCGCCTTTCTCTTGAGAATAGAGAAGGCCGTCATGTCAGCTAGGGCCTTAAATCCCTCCGCAGAAAACTCTTCAATCAATGGGAACTTCGGACCGCGCACATATAAGGCACCCTTGTAGGCCGTGAGTTGCTCTTCTGGACTCAAAGATAAATCGTTTTGCTCCCTCATATCTATAGATAGGATAAAGGGATTAATTAGGAAAACATTATAGGCAAGCGGCGTCAGGTTGTTATTCCTTATCGCCAACCGCTCAATGTAATTATTTTTAGATAAAAAATATGCCCCTATATCATGAATAAAATTATCGGATAAATTGATATCAATTTTTCGGGTTATATTTTCAGCTAACGCCTTTGCCCCATACCATTTAATGCTATTATGGGAAAGATTTAATAAAATTATGGATGGATTTTTTTCTAGAAACGGAATAACGACCGATAAAATGTCATCATCTGTCACTTCATGGCTTTCTAAATCTAATTCAAAATCACCTGTAGTATAAACAATAGGTAACATATTTATCTCCCTAAAATAAATAGGGCTCCAGTATGTCATATATGGACAATACAGTCAATAAGGATTATTGAAATGGTTATTTTATGCCTGGACTTGGGTACGGAAACTGGCTGGTGTATTTATGATTCCAATGGCCAAATACCAGTCATTCATGGCTGCGCCAATCTCTCGTTCAAAAAACGAGAGGGGGAGGGTATGCGTTATATTAAGTTCTATCGATTCCTGTATAACATCTGTAAAAATCAAAAGGTAGAAAAGGTTTTTTTCGAAGATGTCAAGCGACATCTGGGGACGGCTCCTGCTCATGTCTTTGGAGGTTTCAGGGCCGTACTCCAAGCCTATTGTGATTTACATAAAATAAAATACGAGGGCATTGGTGTGAAGACCATAAAGAAGGCGGTGACTGGAACCGGGAATGCAAATAAAGATGACATGATTAAGTCAGTAATCGAAAAGGGTTATATTCCAGATTGTGATGACGAAGCTGATGCGATTGGGTTAATGCTCACAATAAAATCTCTCAATATGGATTGAGAATTTAAAATTGAAATGATATTCTATTTTTTATAACCTCCTACAGGAAGTACATCAAGTGGTGATGGAAAACCAAATCAATCTCGTAAGTGCCCACACCCTTCCCTTAAAGGATCGCTGGTTCACGCCTCCAACCAATCATAAACCGCGTGCCAAACTTCCAATCAAAATGATGAACCGCTTAAGAAGTGCCTATCATTTTCCTCAAAAAGTACTGACAGAACTTCAGCGTGGACCTACCAGACAAGTAAGAGCCGAGCGCCGTAACGTATGCCTAGATATGCTATCACTGATGGTATATCGCATGGACGACGCTACAGGGCGCCTAGGGCGTCTTATAAATGGCACATGGACTTACCTATCAATCCAAGACATGGCTAACCAATTATGCGTCCCTTTAAAGCGCGCGCAGCGGGCATTTAAAATGCTCGTAAAATGTGATTACATTGCCATTAGGCCAAATATTTGTGCGACAAAGAACGGTATCCTGAGAGCTGAAGCGGCCCCCAAGATACTGACCCCCAAGTTCTTTACGTCCCTCGGTTTCTCATGGGGCAAGATAACAAAGTTTAGACAACACAAAGAAAAAGACGTAATATCCCCACCGCAGTCAAAACAACAACCAATTACAGACCAAAAGAAGAAAAACAATGCAACCCAAGCCCGAGCACTCAAAGACTATCTACAACAAACCCTGTTCATCAGAAGCCAGTTCCCAAAAGCCTACCAGAAGCCCCCTTCGTAGCGCTCACAGCAATCAAACTCGAATCCCCATATCAGAGCCTTCTGAGGATGCTCTACGAGTCATACGCGCCTACAAGGCGATAAATCACATAATCCCTACACCTGAAATTCGTTTTCCTATACACAACGTCCTCATCATACATAGAAATCCCCCCATTTAACTACGGAGCTGTGGATAACTTTCACCGACATAAAAAATAACTGTCCTATCGAACACAAATACCTGACCTAAATATCTCTGGATATTCCCTGACTAAGAAAAGAGCTTTTTTTAAATCGTTGTACAAAAAATGAACAAAAGAAAAAAACCAAAAGAAAAAGCCACCAATAGGATATAATTTCACTTCACAAACCATGGAGGGAAACCAATGCTAGACGATGAATTGATGCAAATGATGCGCCGTAAGTCCATTCAGAGAGAGGCCATACGGGAATACCCCTATGCGGACATTTTTGGCAAAATCACTATCGGCATTGGTCACAACCTGACTGATAACCCGCTACCTAAGTTTATGATAGACCAGTTGTTCGAAATGGACGTCAAAGAGGCCTATAACAATCTGGTTAATAATTATCCATGGTTCGATGCCCTAGATAAGCCCCGCAAGACGATCATACTTTATATGATGTTTGCTATTGGTTTACCCCGTTTCTCTGGCTTCAAAAAAATGATAAAATGTATGGAAAAGAATGACTTCGGAGGCGCCGCACGTGAAGTTCTTAATTCGAACTACAATGCCCAAGTTCCTAATGTCACAAAAGACATCGCTAACATATTGATTACAGGAACTATTTGAAATGGACTTCAAGATTATCACCGACGCTTTACAAGATGTATTACCCATCATCGAAAAAAATGCCCCGGCGATTGCCGCCGCGTTTGGCACACCGCTCGCTGGCACCGCTATAGCGCTACTCTGTAATATATTCGACAGCCCCAAGAGCGACTTGCCAGCGCTTTCTCAGAAGATAAATGAGGACCCTCAGGCGACCGATAAGCTTACGACTGCTCAGGTAGACCTGATTAAAAATGCGGTCGGCGGACGCAGACCAGCTAAGATTACGTTCAGCGTGTGCTTGGACTTTGATAGCGAGTATGAGGCTGGCTAATGAGAAAAGGTTCGCAATTGCGATCTCATGGTTCGCAATTGCGGCCTTTTTAAACGGTTATGAAGAATACCACTGGATCATTGTGAAGGCCCCAATATTCGGGACTAATAAACTCAGGACGGCCCACCACTTTTTCTCGTATGAAAATTGAAAGAAGTGAAATAATGTGTACCATACCAAAATATAGTAGTTAATGCCTATCAACAGAGTTAAGAAAACCCCATCCCACCCTACAAGCGGCTCTTGTTTATTTTTGAGACGCTCGTTATGACTAGGTAAAAACTGAAGATGGAAAATACACTTTGCTAGATAGATAACAGCAAACCATCCCGAGTCAATAAAAAGTACAATTAACCAAAATATCTTTTGTAATACGGCCAGAAATATCATTTTAACCTCATTTTTTATTGGTATAGTTCGGCAGCCAATACGTGGTCAGAAAATATGCCCCCGATATCAGCCTTCTTATTACAGCGCTCCGATTACATCCATATATATCTGCTAGTACATCTAACTGCTCCTCCTCCCCATGCGAAATGGTGAAGGAGGTTTTCTTTAGAGCCATCAATTCTTCTTTGTCATTCACAATCATAAGTATCTCCTTTAAGGCACATATGCTGAGTAGGAGTATGGGTTATTGAGTGATAGATGTATGAAGTAGCATCCTCAAACGAAATCCCTATTTGACCGAGCGTAAGACATGTAATGTCTATCAAAAATAACATGGCTAACAAAAATCCCGCTACATTCTCAAGAATTATATGCGCTTGCATTTTCATGGCTATCCTCCTCATAGGTTTCAACGTAATGACGTTCTTCATCATCCATCCACTGAGAATCATCTACAAAATCATCATCCCAATTATAGTCTTCCATAACCACTCCTTAAGGTTTCAATGTTTATCCGTAACCACATGATTTTCACTAAACTTCTCTAATAACACTTTTGTAATCCTGTCGATATAAAATTGCAATTCATAAATAGTTCTGTAAAACGCAGGATTATTTTCAACGGACGCAGCTGACATCTCTTTGTTGAAATTATTAGATTCTTCAATCACCTCTTCAACAAGAGACATGACACAGCCACTCAATATACCTGCTATATAAGGCTCTTGAAGCCCCGGCGGAAACTGTATGATGTCATACCCATCATGGGCCTCTACTGGCCATTCTTCCGTCTTGGCTATCAATTTCACGATATCATTACGCGCTTCCTTGGAGGTTTGGCATGATAAGTGAGTCAATAATTCTCTGAAATCTTTACGCATTTTTTCATCATCGATTTGTGCTGCCATTTCCCTTCTCCCTATTAGCAATTCGTTCGTGAACTTCAGAGCGGTTTACCGATACACTTTTATCAGCCGCTATGCCTAGCTTTACATGCCTACCATTAATTCCCAATACCGTAATTGTGATATTGTTACCAATTATAATCTGTTGCCCTAATGCTCTTGTTAATATCAACATTTCAATACTCCCGTTAATTGAAATTACATATATTGTTTAAACTTAAATAAGTTGATGTTATTTTCTACCAACTCCTCCAGCGTCTTATATTGAGCTGCAATAGCCTCCGCGCCTTTTTTATGCATGCTTACCATCACATAATCACTACATTTACTCATTGATTCCGCCAGCTCCAATGGAATAATGCGTTCATGCTCCACTGTCTTCTGAAGGAGTAATAAGAAATAATATCGACTGCATACCAGATACTGATTCAATGGACCGGTGTCGGGCCCCATAATAGCCATGTCTTTGGTAGCCAGCGCATTCTTCAAACGAGCCACAAATTTAGCGATTGGCGCAAGTTTATTGGTATATGCCCATGACTCTAGGCGTTTGCACACATCGATGAACAGGAACGTATTTACGGAGTCGTAGGCCCGGAATTCCATGGAGTCCTGGTCATAATAGAGACGCATCTCATCCAGAGTCTTCACAAAGGACTTGATGTACTCCATGTCATGCTCAATGCCCTCGATGCTAGATGATTTAACATCCAATATCTTACGCAGCGCTTCGCCTGAAAAGTAAAATCGGGTCCCAGCTGTCTTATGGAACCATCGGCGTCCACCCATCAGTAACAAATCAATCTTTTCCATATTGGCTCTGTAAATACGCATATACTTACCTCCCTGGTTAACTAAATGCTTGAGTGAAGTATAGTGGATAAAATACCGCAGTCAAGGTATTTGTAAACTATTTTGAGAATAATGCGAAGATTGCTATAATCGTTATTATTTAAGGATGGATTTATGGCCAAAATAGGAAGGCCGGATGTTACATTTAAGCCAGATCGCGTAGAAGCTATCTTTAATGACATCAAAGAAGGGGTGCCGTATCAGATAGCGACTGTGGCGAATGGGGTGCATTTTCGCTCATGGCAGCGCTGGGTAGATAAAGGATTACGTGATTTATTGGCAGATGAAGTAACCCATCACGCTGAATTTGTCGTAGCTCTTAATAAGATTGAAAGTAGCTACATTAAAAAACGCTTATTACTAATTGAAGAAGAGAAGGGTAATCGTGGCGCGGAATGGATTTTGGAAAGGAAGTTTTGGAAGTATTTTAGTCCGAGAGCTATTGATATTGAAGTCAATTCGCGTCTCGAGAAATTGGAAGATTCGAGCAAGGAGGCTGAGGAAAATGGCGGAGAAGTGGATTCAAAAAGCGATTAAACGTCCTGGCGCTTTACATAGAGAACTTGGCGTTCCTGAAGGCGAGAAGATTCCGGCTAAGAAAATGGCTAAGGCCGCGAAGAGCACTAATCCTCGGATTAGGAAGCAGGTTGCATTAGCAAAGACTTTGTCGAAGATGCCTAAAAAAAAGAAATAAGCGCGTATTTGAATTTTATCTCTCATGCTGTGAAAGAGTAAATGGGAATCGCATAAAGGTCGCATTATCCTCAGCGGCCTTTTATGCGTTTAACGAACGGATAATTCAATGTCACATGCGCTTAAGCGAATACAAGAATTAGAGCAAGTCGCCCACTTTCAACGCGTACAACACATCTGGTTTCATGAAGACCATACTGAAGTTTATAAATCAGGTGGCAATCTTAAATACTATCCTTCTCCTACCGCTCAAAAATTAAAAACGGCGTTTGATGACGCCTCCGGTGTCGTGGCTGGTGTAATGGGCCCATTCGGTTCTGGTAAATCCACGATGACTATGCACCAGCTTGTAAGAGAAGCATGCTTAATGCCGGTCTGGTATAACAATCGAAGACGTTGCAGGATGGCTTTTATACGTAACACGAGCGGTGAATTATACAGCACAACGCTGAAGACATGGATTGAATGGTTTGGTGAGCTGGGGGATGTTAGAAGTCGGCAGAAGCCTATTTTAACTTACGAACATTTGTTTTCAGACGGGAAAGGTATTATTGAGCTAGAGATATTGTTTATTGCGCTAGACCGTCCTGAAGATGTACGTAAGCTGAAATCTTTGGATTTAACGTGGGTGTTTATTAATGAGATGTGCGAAACACATAAGAGCATCCTAGAGTTTTGCACCCCGCGCGTAAATCGCTATCCCTCAAAAGCATTTTGCCCCGAAGACTACAAGTCTGGCATCATCTTTGATACAAATCCGCCATCTGAAGACCATTGGATATACAATGACTTCGTTCAGAATAAAATAAAAGGCTATACGCTAATCACGCAGCCTCCTGGCTTGTTAGTAGATGAAGAAGGTAATTATCTCAAAACTATCGATGGCGATTATATTGCCAATCCCGATGCTGACAATATCAAGAACCTGAAGGACCCTAATTACTACGTTATATTCGCGAGAGGTAAGGGCCTAGGCTTCATTAAAGCTTTCTGCCAAGGCCAATTCAGCTTGGTTGAAATGGGTAAGCGCGTTTATCCTGAATACAATGATGATGTTCACAGTGTGGAAAAATTAGAATATCTGCCTGACTTGCCTATACATTTGGGATGGGACTTTGGTCTTACGCCCGCATGTATCGTTGTTCAGATTACAGCGAGGGGTCAACTGCGCCTACTAAAAGAGTATGTTAGTGATAGAATTGGCATCAGGAACTTTGCAAAGCTTGTAGTGATTCCGGATTTGATGCAACGATTTCCTGGCGCAAAGATTGGGTTCTCGGATGCTGACCCTTCTGGGAAAGCCGGGGATAGCATTATGGAAGAGCTGTCTTGTATCGGCGAGCTTAATGAGCTTGGCATTGTTACAGAGGAAGCGTTATCAAACGATCCCGATATACGTCAAGCGGCCGTCCGATATTTCCTCACTTCGTATGACGCGATGCCATTGTTATTACTGGATAGATTTGAATGTCCTACAGCACGAAAAGGTTTTGTATCAGGGTATGTATTTAGGAAACTGCGAGTCCCCGGCGAAGAAAGATTCTCAGATGTGCCTGACAAAAATAGCTTTTCACATATACATGAGACGGTTCAGTACATCGCATTACGATTTGCATCACATGCAATTGCATCATCAAGGGTAACACCAAAACCATTTGCAGGAAGTCGAACGTTTAACTTTGGATAAGGATAGATCTCATGGACGAGAAAAAAGAAGCAGAACAGTTAGAAGCCGGTGAAATACTAGCGCGCAAGCTTGAAGAGCGCCTGGTTGAAGCTAATATTGATGAGAACTATATCCTGACTTATGCGGCCAGATGTTCTGGGGCATGGTACGCATACTTTAGCGAGAACATTACGAGAGCTAAGCAAGACATGCTATTTGCGTTCCAAGACCAATGGCTTCCACAGGAACGACAAGAGTTCTCGAGGCTTGGACGGCCCGCTATGCAATTCAATAAAGTTGCTGATCCTATCAAAAAGATTGTTGGTGAGTTTCGTAAGAACAAGCCAGACCTAATGGTGCGCGCCGCAACGCAAGCAGCAGACCAAGCGCAAATTGATATTCGAGCTGACTTGGTTCGTCACTATTGCTACAAGTCTCAGAACGATTTGATTTACCAAGAAGCATTTAAATGGTCTCTCGGAGGTGGTTATGCCGCACTTCAAGTCGATGTGCAGTACGAGAATCCCATGAGCTTCAATCAAGAGCCTACCTTTAGGCTGATTAAAGACCCATTGCTCACGATATTTGACCCAGCTGCCGAGCTTCCCCATAAAGGTGACGGTAACTTTTGTGCGCGCATTTATTTATTCAGCCCAGAAGAATTCGCTGCGAAATATCCTTACATTCAGAACCCGGTTTCTTATTCCAATATGCAATTGCTAGCCCTACCAGATTTCTTTGGTGGAGATTTTATTTGCGTTCTCGATTTCTATATGAAGGAATGGTACACGTGCGAAATCTATGGCCTTTCTAATGGCGAGAGTGTGACAAAAGAAGAATGGGAAGATATGCAGCCACGCTTAAAAGAACAGCAAAAGCTGGCCGAGGAATCGAAAGAACTGGGCACAATTATCAAGTCTCAGATACCACAGATTATCAATAAGCGCTGGACTGAAAAGTATCGCATCATGAACTATCAGCTCACCAATAACGCAATCATTGACTTCAGACAATGGCCCTCAAAAGAGTTGCCCATCATATTCGTTGATGGAAACTCAGACTACATTGACGGTAAACAGGTTACGAAGTCTTTCGTTAAAGATGCCAAAGACGCCCAAAAATTTGTTAATTATGTGGCAAGTGAAATTACAGGTGAAATCAAAAATAGACGCCGAGAGCAGTGGATTGGCACTCGCACAAATATCACCGGCTACGAAGTAATGTGGGAGAATCCTGAGACCTATCAGGGTATTTTATTGGCGACCCCAGACCCCAAAAAGGGGGGGGACCCGATGCCAACGAAACTACCGGAATGGCAACTGTCTCAGACATTGTTGGCCCAATTTCAACGTGGCAGCATGGACATCAAAGAGATTCTGGGCTTCCATGATGAACTCGCTGGACAAGAAACGAACGCCATTTCCGGGATTGCTGTTCAGCGTAGACAGAGCGCTTCTAGTATGAGCGCTTATGTGTATACAGATAATTTGAATCAAGCCATTGAGCAATGTGGACGTGTGGTTCTCGATATGTTGCCTAATATCATGGGTGAACAGCCGCGTATTGTGACTGTAAAACGCAAGGATGGTAAGACCAAAGTATTGTCATTGAATAATGGTGAAGATGATAAGTCGACCATCCTTGATAATGGTATGTATGATGTTGAGATAGACGCTGGGCCAAGTTTTGCTGTACAGAAAGAATCTGCATTGAATATCATGATGGGACTGTTGCAGGCTAATCCTCAAGCATTCCCATTAATGGCTGATATGATAGCCGCTAATGTTGACTTACAGTTCATGCCGCAACTTGTTGAGCGCTTCAAGACACTTGTTCCGCCTGCGATATTGGCGAAAGAAAATGGCGAGCCCGAGCCGCCTGCGGCTCCCCCCTCTCCGCAAGACCAGATGATGCAATTGCAGATTCAGGGCATGCAGAAAGAACTGGAAATTAAGGAACAGCGGGTCAAAGAGGCAGAGCAGAAGCTTCAGATAGAGGCGCAAAAGAATCAGATATCTGCTGACCGTGCTCAAATAGAGCGCATAAAAGCTCAGTTACAGGCAATGGAGCTGCAGAACAAGACGCAATCTGATGCTGCAAATCGCGCTGTAGAGATTCATCGCTCCAATATGGGTTATAATGAGAGCGTTAATCGCTTGATTGGCGACTTGCACGATAGCGCGGCCAATCGGCATCATGAGTCGCATAATAAGCATTTGGATAGGGTTTTTAGTAGGAATAATTCAATTCTATAGGGAGGATTTATTGTTAAAATTGAGGGTGGTGTTTATCGTTAATTCAACAGAGGAGATAAATCCAGTGGTGAAAGCAGAATATTTTAATGATGTAAATAATGAATTAAAGAAGCTTTGTGTAAAATATTCGGTGGCGAGGCACTGTTTTTTGGAGGAGTTTGATGAAATAAAATTCAATGAGAGCGAGATAAAG